TCGGGTCTGCGCCCGCCTGTGCCGCCGTCACCCGATGCGGGTTGTCCGTGTTGCCGGTGTGTGCGCCGAGGCTCGTTGCGTTGGCTTTCTTGTCCAGCTCCGTCTTCACGCCGCCGCTGGTCACGGGGTTCGTGCTGTTCGCCGTCGGGGCTGTGTCGAAGGTCAGCTTGTCCTGCTTGCCGTTCCACTTGGTGCGCTCCGCCGCTGTGATGTGCGCCGTGGTGTCGCCCTCGTGGCCGTCCAGATTGCTCTGCACCGCCGCCGCAGCGCCGGAGGCATCCGCCTCCACCATCTCCGCCGTGTAGTCGCCCTTCTGCGGCTTCACGATGCCGCCGCGCCCGTTGAAGCTGGTCACGCCGCCGCCCGCAATGGCCTGTGCGCTCTCGCACCAGTATTTGGCGTTGTTGCTGTCCTCGCCCTCGCGGGTGCCGGTGCCGCCCACCGCCCAGCTTTCGGCGGTCTTGCTGTTGGCTGCCACCTGTGTGGCGCTCTGCGCCGCCGCTGCGGCGCTTTCCTCCGCGTCTGCGGCAGCGCCCTCCGCCTTCACTTGTGCGCTCTGTGCCTTGCTCTGTGCGCTCACCGCGCCCGTCTTGGCGGTTTCCGCTGCGGTCTTGGCGCTCGTCGCCGTGCTTGCTGCCGTCTCCGCCGCCGTCTGTGCATCCTCTGCCGCGCTCTGCGCGTTTTCCGCCTTGCTGGCAGAGGTTGCCGCCGCCGTCTTGCTGCTCGCCGCTGCAGTCTCGCTGGCCTTGGCGTTCGTCTCAGCAGTCTGTGCTGCGGTCTTGGCGCTCGTTGCCGTGCTGGCCGCTGTCTCTGCCGCCGCCTTGGCGCTTCGCGCGTCTGTCGCGCTCTGTGCTGCCGCCGTGGCGTTGGTGCCGCTGGTGGAGGCGTAGCCCTTGGCGCTGCTCTCCGCCGTCTGTGCTTCTCCCGCCGCGTCCGTGGCTGTCTTGGCGCTTGCTGCCGCCGCTGCGGCTTTCTCCGTTGCGGTGTCTGCGCCGCTCTTGGCTGCGGCTGCGTCTGCGCCGGTGGTCTGTGCTGCGGTCTCCGCCGCACTCTGCGCCACCTCCGCCGCGGTCTTGGCGTTCTGTGCCGCCGCCAGCGTCTGGCTCACCACATCGCCCTGCAGCTCGCTCAGGCTCAGCAGCTCCTGCCACTGTGTGTCGCTTTCGTACTTCCACTGCAGCTGCTGCGCGGTTTCGTCATAGCGGATGACGATAGGCTCGCCGCCGTCACCCTTCAGGCTCTTCAGCCATTCCTCCTCCGTCCCCTGAAAGCCGTGCTTCACGGCGATGCCGTAGGCGGTGATGTAATACCCGCGCCACTCGGTTCCGATCTTCGTGTTTCCGTACCCGCTCATACATATACCTCCTCGTGGGTATCTGCCGGACGGTAGTTGAGGGCAAACCAGCGCATGAACTCGCCGAAGAAGCTGTTGAACATCTGCATCGTGTTCTGGTATTTGTTGTACTCGCCGTTGGCGAAGTCGATCATGGCCGTCAGGTATGCCCAGTAGATTTTGTCGTGCGGCGGCTGCGCCAGCAGTTCCTTGTCCTTGTCCGCGTCGTACTGGTAGGTGATGATCTCCTCGCTCGCCCACAGTAAGACCTCGGTCTGCACCAGCCCTTCACACTCGTTCAGCCACTTTGTCTTCGCCTCGTTCGAGAAGGCGTTGGGCTTGATCTCGTCTACATAGTCGATGACGCTCTTCAGTGTCGCCATTATCCGTCCCCCTTTCCTCGAAATGAAAAGCGGGGCAGCGGCCTGCGCCGCCGCCCCGTCCGGTCTGTGTTCTGATTAGCCGCCAGTCGATGTGGCAATGAGCTGCGTGCCGCCGGTCACGCCGCCCACGGCATAGCCGCGCCAGTCGTTGAAACCGGCGATGAAGCGGGCGTAGCCCTTCCACACGTTGGCATCGTTGCCCGCCAGCTCGCTTCTGACCTCCAGCTGCACGCGGTCAAGCCACATGGCGCTGCCGTACTCGTCGTTGTACTTCTTGTCCAGCAGAATCCACGGGGAAGTGCCGGACGCGATGAACTGGTTCAGGTACGGCCACACCACCACGTTCCAGCGGCCAAAGTTGTAGTTGAAGCCGTTGTTGGCAGTGGCAGGGTCTTTGTCCGCGCCGATGGCTGCGAACACATCGCGCTTGAGCTTGTAGTCGTTGGGGATGAGGATGGTGGTGGGAGCCACATCCAGTACCTCGTCGTTGTCGCCACGGAAGTCCTGCATCTTCGCCTCCATCGCCATCAGCGCGTCGTTGCTGAAGGCATCGGAGAACTGGTTGGACTGGTTGGACTTGCCCAGCTTGCTGGGGTGGTTGGTGGCGAACAGGCACTTGCCATCGGCGGTCTTCACGTCAAAGGTCTTGCCGGAGAAGGTGGTCTCCGTCTTCTTCTGGACAGCCGCGCCGATGAGGGCAGCGCCGAACTTCTCGCGGGTGCGGTAGTAGCTGGTGATGAAGCCAGCGGGCTGCTTCTTCAAATCCATCAGCTTTGCATCCTCCACGATCTCGCGGGACAGGGAGAAGCTGTTCTTCCACGTCATGTGTTCGAGGAACTTGGCAAAGCCCTCCTGCATACCGTCCACGGGGTAGTCGCCGTTCTCGCCCACCGGCTGGAAGCCGTCCATGGCCGTCATGGTGGAGAACTTTTCGCCCCAGTGGTTGCTGCTGCCCATGTTGAACAGCTCCGGCAGCATACTGGTCTGTTCAAACGCCTCGCCCCTCTTTTCGAGGAACATCTTGATCGGCTCCTGAGACTTGCCGAAAATGCTGTCCTGAAGGCCGGAGCCTTCGGTAAAGGTGATATTAGCCATTGTTCACTGTACTCCTTTCGTCGTTCTTAGAAGCGCACGCGGCACATGCTGCCGCTGGCGGTGCCGTCCATGTACACCACCTCCGCCACGCCGTTGGCGGTCGTGGCCGTGACCTGCAGGCCGTCCGTGTGCAGCGTCACCTTGTCGCCCAGCTTGATGCTGGTTGCGGCAGCTGCAAAGGTGGTCTCCAGAATCATGTCCTTGCCCACGCGGATAACGGGGATGATGTCGCCTGCCGTGCACTCGCTGTCCTTCTCGCACATGGAGATGTAAGTGGGCGCGGTTGCGCCGGTAGCCAGCGCCAGCTGGCCGGTGGTCTGCGTCAGTGCCATGCCCACCTTGGGGGTGATGGCGCTTGCGGGCAGGTATTCAATACCCGGCACGCGGTTGTCATCAGTGGAATAAATCTTGAAAGCCATTGTGCTTTTCTCCTTTCGCTTCGTCAGCCCTTTTTATGGCTGCGGTTGTAGTGTGCCTGTATCTCTGCATCCGTGGCACCCGGATTCAGCGCGCGGTACATCTCCTTCACTTCAGCCGGTACGCTCACCGCGCCCGCGCCTCGTTCCTTGGTCTGTCCCATGTGCTGCTTGCCCTGCAGGTTGTTGAGAGCTGCCTGTCTGGTGGCCGCCGCCGCGCTGCTGGTCAGAGCCTCGAAGTTCGCCAGCCGGTAGGCATCCACCAGCGTGTTACCCTTCTTCACCAGCTCGTAGAACTTCGGATAGGTCTCCATGGCCGCAAGGTCTTTCAGTTCCCGGATGTTGGGGTTCAGCTTGCCGATCTCCTTTAGCTGCTCGTCGTGCCTGTGCCTCGTTGGCCTCCTGCTGCGCCCGCTCCGCCGCCGCCTGCGCTTCCTTGGCCTGCTTCACTTCCGGCAGGTCGTTCACGAATGCGTTGAACTCCTCGTCGCTCATCCCGCTCTTCTTCAGCACGCGGGCTTTGCGCTCTGCATCGAAGCGCTGCCGGTACTCGTCGTACTCCGCCTTCGATGTGATGGGCTGCTTCGTGTACGGGTTCACCAGTCCGCTGTTTCGGAACGCCTCGTCGATGGTGCGCCTCGCTTCTTCCTGTGCGTCTGTGCGCGCCTTCTCCACGGCGGCATCCCGCTCCGCCTCCGCCTTGCGGCGTGCCGCTGCAAACGCTGCGTTCTGCTCCGGGGTCTGCTTGCCCGTCTCACCATGATCTTCGCCGTCCTCCGCAGCTCCCTGCGGTTCTCCGGCGCTTGTGTCCTGCGTCTCTTCTTCGGCAGGGTCGGCGGCTTCCTGCTCTTCTGCGCCTTGCGCCTGTGTGGTCTCGTCCGTGGCAGGGTCGGCG